TGTATCAACACGATCTAAACGCCTTGCATCTGCTGATTCTGCTACGAATTTCTGTTGAGATAACGTACTAATCCCTAAAGTTGCCATCTGAAGCTGTAATTCTTGTATTTCATTGGTCTGTGCTTCAAATGCGCTACTTGCTGGCTCGACATAATACACCTTATTTCCAGGTTGAGTCGCCATCGCATAATTAACACTGATACTCATATCCTTTGTTTGATCATCCCAACCTTCTAAGACCAGCATTGGCTGAGATGCAACATGCAAACTATGGATTAAGTCAGCTTGACGTTGAAAATGTGCCAAATTCAAATAAGCAATATCCAATAAAGGTGGCTTGCTCGTCAAAGTATCAGTTTTACCCGAATAAACACTAACTAAAGGCACTTCACCTAACGAAAACGCACCAGAATCTACTAATTCATAGTCTTTTTCATTCTCTGGGCCGTCAAAATTACCTGCATAAGTCGTATCTTGCAGGTTGATTAGGTCTTTTTTAGGTGAAACCTTCCGATAAATACTAAATTTCCCTGGTTCTATCACCCTAACTTGATCAAATACCTGTTCGCCAAATTCTCCTGACGGTACAACAGCCTTTTCCGCAATTCTCACCTGTATCAAGCTGCCATAATTCACTTCTCGATCTAATCTCCAACCATAAATGTTAGTTGGATCAATTTCTATCCAATATGGCCTTCTATTTTGCGCTCTTTCTTCTGCCAGACTTAATGCCCCTGTTGGTGCAGGATAATCAACTAAAATATGACTCTGACCATAGGTCAAAGAACAAATAAGCACCCTTCTCGCATACTCATCCAAATCTGACCCACATCCATCAACATCCTTAGCAAATACATCAGTCCAATATGAATCACCTATCAAAGTAATAGGCTTTCTCATTATTAAACCTGTCGCTGCTCTAATTAATCGCTGCGTATATGGTGAAAATACTGCTCGAT